CGTTAACGTTAAAATTGATTTCCAGTTATATTAGTGTGTGTAATAAACTTTAGTTAAAATCTTCCATTCATTACCTTCTTTAACCAGTAAGAACATATCGGAAAATCTTGCACCATGCCAATTATTTGATTCAACTTTGGCATAAGCAACCGTTCCGGCAATATCAATCGCTGTGATTTCGGCTTCAATTTCCGGTGCGGCAGGGTTGCCGTCAATATAATCATACAAACCTTGAATTGCTCCGCCACTGACTTCACCTTTGGCAGAAGTGTACATTATGGCATCTTTATGAAATGCTGGTTTCATAACTTCGCTTTTACCTTGCTTTCCGGCTTCCAAATATTTGTTTAAGACAGCCTTTACCGCCTCGTAATCTTTAACAGATGTCTCCGTCATTGTATTTTCTCCATTGTTAGTGTTAATATCTGCGGCATAACTCGGCATTGCAAACATACCGAATATTACCACCATAAAAAGTATCTTTTTTAGCATAAGTATCTCCTAAAATAATCTTGCTAATAGTAATTTTATATTATATAATACAGAA